CATTGCTCTAAGATCTAATTCTCTTGCTCTTAATTTAGCAATTGGATCATTACCGAATTCACCCATGATTTTTCTCTCCTCTTTTAGGAATTCTTCCATCATCTCAGCTTCTAGTTTAGCTTTTCTTGCTTCAACTTTAATACTGAATTGCTGTAAGACTTGTTGTAATTGTGGGTTCTGTTGAACAGCTGCAGGATTCTGTTGTATTTCCTGGAACCTAACGAACTCATCTCTAAATTCTAATTCAACTTGTTCTTGAGCCATCAAATTAATATGTTCAAAAATATTCTTTTCCAAAGCACCAAGGATCATGGGATTGTTTCTTGCCATGTTCGTTCCCATGAATGCTAAGTGACAATCAATGTGAGCTCTATGGTCTTGTTTTGGAAAAGCTTGAAAAGGTTTACCCGCTAAAGCCATCATGTTTTCTGTAACAGGATCTGTTGGTACAGGTGGTTGTGGCGGTGGTAATATTAAATTAATATCTTTAACACCAATCGCTTGATACATATGTTTATACGCTTCGTATAAGTTATGCATTCCAGGGTTTGATTGTGCTAATTGTAATTCTGTTTGAGCAACACTAATTCTTTGAGTTTGAGAAAAGATATTAGGATCAGCAACCGGGATAATATCAATCTTATCATCGAAGTCTTGAACCTTAACTGTTCTTTGTGCACCCACTACATCGTAAGGATATTCATTTGGTAAGTAAGTTTTAAAAATATGTGCAAGTAATTTGAATTCTTGTTTTAATCCAACGTATAATCTTTTATGAATAGCTGACATTACACGAGAACCTCTTTCTAAAAGAGCAACCGTTGTACCAACTGCAGCCTGTTGATTACCATCACCCACAGCCATATCAGCAATAGATGCAAATCTTTGTCCTGCTTGGACAACTATTCCCATTAGTTGTAATAATGTTGCCGATGGTTCTTTGAAAGGTAGAGGCATAAATGCATCTCTAATGTTTCCACCTGGAGCATCGACATCTCTAAATTCTCCTGGTTGTATGGATTGTGCTTGATCTTGTACACGAATCCCTCTTTGTTTAAACCCGGCGGGTAGATTGGATAACGTACCCGCATCAAGTAATTGGCGTAGCGCAGTTGTCGCTGTTCGAGAGAGGCCACCAATCATATGGATCAAACCAAAACCGTAAAACCCAAGTCCTGGAAGAAATTTGAAATGGACAAAATATTGGATCTTTTGTTTTAGTGGATCGTCTGCTTTGAAGTTTCTTTTAATAGATAAAACTTTTCTTGAACCTTCATCGATTGTTACAATGTAAGGTAATTTAATTCCTGTCATATCGCCTGTGTCATCTTTATCTTCAAACCCTTCAAGGTCAAGATTGACATGGCATTCAACTAATCTAAATACATCTTCGTTTCTACCTGATCTACGAACTCCTTCTAATTCTCTTTCCTTTTTCTCAACCGGAGTTTCTGTATCGTAACCTGGTTTAATATCGATATCTAAATAAAATCCTGAAAGCTGTTGCTTTCTTAAATCATTTTCTGACATCTTAACCGTATGCATTACTGCTTCTGCATCTTCTAAAGATGTTGCTGTGTAAGGTACAATTAAATCATCAGCGGGTACAAATTTAGAAACCGCTCTGCTTAAAATTTCGTCATAATAGACTTTCTTAAAAGCAGAGCCGGCAAGAGGGAGGTAAAAGAGCATTTGATCAAAATCAGGTTCGTACTCGGACATCTTATCCATCAATTGATAATTCATAAAATCTCTAACCCGAGTTGCTTGTTCCTGTTTCTGTTGGTTAATGTTTCCTAGAATCTGAGTTCTGACAGGACCATCTGCGGGTAATAATTCTTTGTACGCACCTGCTTGAAACTGAGTTACAGCTTCAGCGAGGACAGGATGCGTAGCGCCCGAAGCACCTTCAAAAGGTTGCGACGGGTTAGTGTATTTGAAACCTAAAAGATCTAGACCTTTAGTGTAAGTTTGTTCCCACTCTGATCTAGAATTTTTATATTCTGTATAATCTCCAAAGAGATCGCCGCCGATTTTATCTAAAACATCGTCGGGTAATAATTCTGCTAAGTTAGTGTAATGATCTTCCGTACCTTCTTGGTTCACGGCCCCTGGTTCAAAATTAATATCAACAGAACCGTCTTCCTGTTCAACGACTTCAGGTTCACCAGGCGCTGATTCTTTAATCGTTTCTTGTGCTTCTACGATCTCTTCTTCAGGCGGTATAGTTACGGTTTGTTCGACGTTCGGCAATGCCTTGTCGATGTTGTCTTGATCTGCCATTTAATTTCTCCAGTTTGATTGTTTTAACTTGTTTTGAAGGAATATTCAACCCTTGTGGGTCAGGTCCTCTTAATGGTGGAATTGTTAAGGTTAATCGTTTAACCATAATATATCCTTGATCCCCGGACCGTGACTTCTTTTGCATCCTCCGGGTGTCTTAAGAATCCTCCTTGCCTCAATCTCATTACTGCTTGAGTCATCGAGTCAACGTAGTCATCGTTATCTCCATTCGGGAACGCTGCACATTCCTCGATAACTTCCTGTGCATATTGTTTATGCATAGGAGCCCACACTCTACCACTTTCAAAAAAAGGTGCAACTGAATTAACTCTAACGTGTTTATCGTTACCTCTTGAAGGAGTGAAATTTACAACTGGAATTTCCATGTTCCTTAATTCGTGAGTCAGTGGAATCCCTGAAGCTTTCGCCTCGATTAAAACCATATCAGGTCGCCAAAAGAGATATGATTCATGAGCCACGCGTCGAAGCTCGGGGAACTCGAACCGGTCTTTCTCAGCATCTAACAGGATTATATGAATCCCGCCGTCATCATCACGGAACACGCCCCAGGTAGTAATAGCTGAATAGTCGGCAGATTCCTTTTTCAAGAAAGCTGTATCATAAGATTGTATAATGTAATCCACTCTAGGAGGGTTATCATCTGGCCAATCTCTCCACCACTCTCGTTTAATAATTGCTCCTTCGTCCGCTGTCGGTTGTTGCATAAACTGAGCATTCCATTTCTTAACGGGTAAAGATGCTTTCTGAGTTTCTAATTCATCTATATTCCAATACTCTGGCCATACAGGTTTTCCATTTGGCATGATTGCTGGGAACTCAATAACTTCCCATTGATCACCTTTAACTTCTTTTTGAGATTGTATAAGTCTTCCTGTTAAATCTTTAGTAGCCCAACGAGTCATTACAACTACAATGGAACCTCCTGGTTGAAGACGCTGTCTAGGTCCTGAAGTATACCACTCAAAAGCTTTATCAAAACCTTCTTTACTCAATGCATCTTGTTCCTTGTGTGGGTCATCAATGATCAATAGATCAGCACCCCTTCCTGTAATAGCACCACCAACACCAGCCGCAAAGTATTCTCCTCCGCCTTCGGTTTCCCATCTTCCTGCTGCTTTGGAATCTTCTTGGAGTTTAGTTTTAAATACTTCCTGATATTCAGGTGAATCAATTAGGTGTTTAGCTTTACGACCAAATCTTACAGCAAGTTCTGCTGTGTGGGTCGTTTGAATAATTTTTAATTTTGGATTCTTCCCAATCATCCAAGCGGGTAAATAGTTAGAAGCAAATTCTGATTTGGTATGTCTAGGGGGCATATTGACAATGAGTCTCTTGATTTCGCCCGTAGCCAATTTATTAAATTTTTCTGCTATGATCTTGTGATGGTACCCTTCTATAAACTCAGGCCACATATGTTTAACAAACGATAGGAAGTCATTGGTGACTAGAGACTCCTTTTCTCTTTGTTTAATCTTTAACGCAGCTAATAAATATTCTCTTTCGTTATCCGGGTTCTCAAAATTTTTTATAATATTTTTTTTCTTTTTGGTCATAAGTGAGTTAGGATTTTAGTCCCTCTGACTGTATAAATCCTTGACTTTAGTCTTAAGTTTAGGATCCCTTTTTAGTTTAAGGTATTTAAGATTATTAATCAATAGTAATTTACTATTGCTTTAGTATCTCTATTATAATGTACTTCGTACTCTTATCTTTAAATAAATAGTATACCTAAAGGTATACTCTATATCTGTGGAATTTTGAGCGAAAAAAAACAGGCGCAAGTATTAATTGCGCCTGTAATTTAATTAATGATTTAATTATTTAATTTGTAGTTATGTATTTTTAAATATTCAATCATATATCTTACTGATGCAAGTCTATCAGTACGACAAGGTAAGCCTGTCCCATTGATATCACAATCTAAACAAAGCATAATTGATTTACCTAACTCAATTAATCTTTTTATTTCTTTTTTGTTTAATGTATCACTCATATTTTCCTTTCTAATGGTTTTGAGTTATAAACCTACCTGTCTTAAATATAGGTATAAATGTTGTTGCGTCTTGAATATCTTTAACAGAATTAATGGAAGAATAACTTTTTTTATATTCTTCTAAATCTTTATATTCTGAAAAATCGCAACACAACGCAATCACATCTAATTCTATTTCTTCGCCTGTGTCCTGTTCATAATCAATTAAATAATTATATAAACACTCTAAACCCTCGTAAGTAAAATTAGTCTGCCCATTAGGAAATGCGTCTATAAAATTAGTTATGCTTACATATTGTTTCATATTTTTCCCCTTTCTAACTTTCTTAAATACTCAAAAATTTCTTTTTCAGTTTTAAAACCTTGAGTATCTAGATGTTCATTTGTTTTTAAATCAAATAAATTACAATGATATTTATCGCCCTCATAATTTTCAGTCACCTGTACTTGATAACTATCACTATTATAAGTTAATAGATTAATATCAAATGCTAAATGATTAGTCATTTTTTATTTTTCCTTTCTGCTCATCTGTTAAATCATCATCATTTAGATAAGCTTGTTTTATTTCTTCTTCACTTGCAATAATTTTTACAATTCTTTCTCCATTATCATTTATAATAACTTTGATTAAACCTTTATTTATTGCATCTTGCATAGCAGAATAAAAACCATCTTTTATTTTTTTAAAATCATCTTTATTCATACCTGCCCTGCTTTCCATTTAATAATTAAACCTAAAGATTTAAAAACATTCAAATCACTTTTGGAAAATGTTTTTCCATTCTTTAATTTAATTAATGCATTTGCAATATGGCAAGATGGATATATTAAATCTTTGCCATAAACATTTTTTACTTCTAGTATTATTTCTTTCATTTGTTTTTTTCCTTTCATACCTAGATTTATAGCATTACTTACCCTTATAGGTCAACTGTCTTAATAAGGGTTTGAAAAAATTTTACAGGGGCAGCTAAAGAGCTCTTTTTTATTTTTCTTTATTTTTTTAAATTCCTGGATTTTTTCTTTTTTTATTTATGTTTA